TTATTATAATTACGAGCAAGCATTTGCCTATGTACCCGGTTATGGTGGTAATCTTGCTTATTATAATTACGAGCAAGCATTTGCCTATGTACCCGGGTATTATAATCCACCAACTCCAGGAAGTTATCTCGGCGACGGATATTACGTCATAGAGTATGCTTACGAAGTCACATATGGTCAATATCTCAGTTCATATGGTTATTATGTACCAGGTTTCAGCAACAACTCCACCAGTTATGGCTTTGGCATACGACCATCGATACCAGGTCCATACAGTGGCTCATATGGATCTTATAATTATTATTTTTCAAGTGGCTATTACGTTTATTACTATGCAGTATTTTATAATAATGGTCCTGTATATAATCCCCCCAGTCCAGGTTATACCAATCCTGGTTATTCCTATTATTACTTCTACGGTAATGCAGTATATTATACCTACTATCCTGGCTATTCCTATTATTACTTCTACAGTAATGCAGTATATAATCCCTACTATCCTGGTTATTCCTATTATTACTTCTACGGTAATGCAGTATATAATCCCTACTATCCTGCTTATACCTATTATTACTTCTATAGTAATGCAAATTATAATCCATATGTACCTGCTTATACCTATTATTACTTCTATAGTAATGCAAATTATAATCCATATGTACCTGCTTTTTCTTACACCACTACTGTACCGGGTAATCCAAATTATAACCCCTATTATCCTGCGTATAGTAACTATAATACTTACTATCCGGCATTTAGTTACAATACCGCAGTACCGGGAAATTATGGAGGAACAAATTACGTGTTAGGAGTAGCATTACCGGGGGGTGCATCAGATGCAGCCGCCCCGGTGGTAGATTTTACAACAATTTTGATTGATTATACCAATGCCGGAACTCCTATTCCGGTACCGTCGGGCGGATATGTACAAATTAGAAATAAATTTTTAGGAACCTAATAAAAAGGAAAAAATTATGAATGAACAAAATCAAATGATGAATATAAATCCAAAAGTATGGGAAATTCCCCGATTACACATACCCATGGAAAATATGGCATGCTGGAGCAACGGATTTAATGATGCGGATCTTGATCAAATTATTTCACTAGGAGAATTGGCCGACTTTCAAAAAGGATCAATAGGAGGTCGAGAAGTAGGACAAGCCGACGTCAATACCGAAATTCGAGATACAGATATTGCATGGATACATCCTAGCCGAGAAACTGAATGGCTTTATGAACGAATGAAACAGTTTATTGCAAGAATAAACTATGATAAATTTCAATTTGACATAGATCAGATGCAAGCGTTACAATATGGAAAGTATAAAGAAAACGGACATTATGAATGGCATGTAGATTGCGGACCAAATTTACCAGTTCATCGAAAATTAACTCTAATAGTGGCTCTTACAGATCCGGATTCTTACGAAGGCGGAGAATTATTACTGAATTTTTCAGGGGATCCTGAAAACCCGCATGTTATGAAAATTAGAAAAGGAGATCTTATTGCATTTCCATCTTTTATTCCACACAAGGTCGCTCCGGTAACCTCTGGAGAAAGATTGACATTAGTAACTTGGGCGACCGGACCAAAATTTGTATGAACTTAATTTCTGTTTTTAAAACACCAATTATAGAATTTTTATGTGATGCTAGATATATAGATGTAGCCCCACACCCGGAACCTGCATTAAAACATCTTCCGGAATGGTTTAAACGTATACCTTCATATAGTGAGAAAAAACGAGATCAAAATAATCGTCGTGCAATGAATGCAAAAAAATGCTTGCCTATGATTGATGCAATGGATCTGGGATTTATTATTTCTACTCCAATTGAGCAACATATTCGAGTTAATCAGGATTGTTCATTAATCGATGTTGGGCCAACTTCGACCGAATTTGACAAAATGTTGGAATTTCACAGTCGTGATCAAGTTGGCGGCGACAATACGCCATTTGGAAAATTGGATCCAATTAAATTTATTAACCCTTGGGTAGTTAAAACATCACCGGGATGGAGTACACTATTCATACCTCCAATTAATAGGTTTGAAGATAGATTTATATGCTTAGGAGGATTAGTTGATACAGATCGTTATCCAAAACAGGTAAACTTTCCAGGAAAATGGCTGAAGCCTGGATTCGATGATATATTGCCTGCTGGAACACCGCTGGTAACAGCAATACCAATCAAACGAAGTCACATGAACATTGACCATCGAGTTAGAGTGCTAACTGAAAAAGAAATGAACAATATAGATACAATTAGAAGAAATCAAATGGCAAAATCTCATTACTACACTAAAACTCTTAGAGAAAAAAGATGATTAAAAATTTATTTAAAGATACCACCCCGAGTATACGATTTGCCGCTGTTCATGGAGCATATAATTATTCTCCAGTTGCTCGAATTAAACTAGCATCGGATTTGTCAATTCAACCCGACTGGCTGAAAAAACAAAAAATCTACGAAAATAGTCGAGATAAATTTTTAAATTGTCCAGGAATGGCCGATCATTTAAAAGCAGGATACATAATTCCAGCATGGGAAACTATTAAAATCAAAGCCAATCGAGCAGATACTATAACCATAATAGATGGCCCTAATCAGCGTGTGGAACCTATGAATCATAAACTAATAGATGGAATTCCGCCAATAGAATCTTCGGTAAAACTCAAGGTAACAAAGATTGTCGCTCCTTGGTCAATTTTTACAAAATCTGGATATTCAGCGTATCTTCTGCCAGCAGTATATCATAGTCCATTTTTAAAAGATCTATATGTTTATCCTGGAATTGTAGACTACGATGACTTTACAGTCTGTAACTTTATTTTTACAGCATTAAGAGAATGTGAGGTTGAAATTCCAGTCGGTACCCCTCTTCTACAAGTTATTCCTTTTAAACGTGTAGACATTACCGCCGTATCCATGCGAGGAACTGCGGTAGACAGAGATAAAGCGGCTTTTCAATTTCCAGCAAAACTAAAAGCAGCCTATCGTAAATTCTGTCACAAACGAAAAAAATATACATTGATCCACAAAGAAGAACAAGATAATTAAATTAAATCCAGCAACAACTCAATTTTTGCTCGAGTAATTTTATTGCTTAAACTGTTCTTTACACCTTGATGAAGAGGTTTTGGCCACAAGTCATAACTTGACCAGGCATATCCTGCATGCTCCGCATTTAATATCGGGATAAACTCTTCATCTACCAGTAGGATATAGGTATTATATTGAAATTTTTGATCGTTACTGACAAATAATTCCAATGGTATTACTTTTTTAATTGGAGGACTACACCCTATTTCTTCGTCAATTTCTCTTTTGAGCGTATCGAATGGAGTGGAATCTGCAGGCTCTTTACGACCGCCTACAAACCCCCAAGACCCGGCAGTTTTTCCTTGAGTTCTTAACAATAGTAAAAATCTACGAGTATTGGTGGCTAAAAATATTCCCCCACTACATATAATTTGATTTAGAGAACCAACCGCCATAATCTCGCATCATAAAGTCCTTCGTAACTCTTGGTCCAAGAGTCATTATTCCATTTATACTGTGTTCCTGTATATGAATTAGTTATATAAACAGTGGTTGTGGTAGATTGAGAATTGAATACAACACTCCAATGACTTCCGTTCCATTCTATAATATCGTTAGCACCGGCTTGAAAATCACTGCCGTCACTGTTTTTCCAAGCATTTGGGCCACTAAATCCTGCTGATCCATATTGACTGTTAGAATTTATATTTTCTAATATTAGATATCTTGTTCCTGCTGAAACTGATTTAGGAACAAAAGTTTCAGGATTAACAACAGCATCGATGGTTCCTCTACCGCTGATTACTGTATTTGTTGGTACTGTGTCAGGGTCAATATTTAAAATCATTGAGAAATCATCAGCCGGGTCTATTGTGATTGCAGCAATGGTATCATTGCCATCCGGGCGAGTAAATCTTAACTGACTTAAATTAGCCCTAAATTTTCCTGGATAAAGATCCAATATTTTATACCAGGCTGTGATATTTGCAGGATTTGATATGTCTACATTTTCTCCTTGCCCGGTATGTTTGACCAATTTGGCCTTGCCGTTTAATACTAGTAGATCGAGATCACCGGGAGTAATGGTAATACTGGCATCAGGACTGATATCATTAAAAATTTCAGCAGCACCGGTTTTATCATAGACTGAATTAATGGTTCCTTGAGCACCGCTGGAAAATATATTACTAATAATTTTAGTAACAATTCCTAATTTTCTTACCTTGGCCGGAGGAGTAATCCAGACCGGCGCTGTGAATTCCATGGTTAATATATCTATATCTTCGTTGATTCCTTGTGGGACTGTGCGACTACTCCAGATTTGTCTTTCTAAATTAACCACACTGAGGCTAGTCCAATCGATATAATTATCTGTAGTTTGAATTTCAAAACTAGGATTAAAGAATACACAAATCTGTTCAAATATCTGAAGTTTCTGATCTATACTGGTACTCCATATATCCGCAGCAAATGTTATGAGATACGGACTTGGCATTATTCTTTCTACAGTATAATTGCTACCTTGTATATTAATATAGGTATTAGTGGCTGTGTTAATATCTCTTTCTCTTATTTGAATTTTACTAATAAAAGTAGGATCTTGCAATCTTGGACGATCAAATTGTAAATCTTTAACATAGCAAGCAATAAATGGAGCACTTGGAATAGTGTTCTCGGAATTTTTTCTTAATATCTGTGCAACCTGCCGGCTCATATCTCCATAGCGCACAGGAATCTGTACCAATTGTCCTTTGGCATCTTTATAAGCATAATTGCTCATAATATTAATAAATTGGGCTATGTATCGTCTTATTTGCCCGTCATAAAAATAATCGATAATTGTACAGTGGAGTTAACTCACTGCCTCCGTGTTAAACATCTGCAATTGGTTTCAAAGCCTTACTTAGAGACTGTTTCTCTATCACAACTTCTCCTGCAATAGTTGCAGTATTAATGTTATTGACAAAACTGGCTTTGAGTTTTCTTCTAATCAAATCGGGATCAGTTGTTTGTGTCTCTCCCAATGTACTAGTAGTCATTCTAACATTGTCCTCAAATTTAATCCAGTGTGTACCATCAAATCTAAACATTCTATTAGGCAAATAATCTGTTCTAAGATAATACTGCCCTATTGCTGGATTTTCAGGAAATACTATTCCAAAATCGTAAGGGGAACCATTAGGCGGGACACCGTCTCCAGTTAACCATCCTACATAATAATTCTTGGTAGGTGATGTCAACACCGCAGTAGTATCTAGTCCTGTTATGCTAACATCCATGTCGGCATTGCTAACATCATTTATATTGGCTAACCCGTTGTTTAAATCTTTGGGAATAATATATAAATGTCTGGTTTCATAACCGCTTCGAGGAACGTCTGCTTCTGCCTGTAATATAACCTGATTGTTAATATCAATACTTTGTTTATATCCTGATAAAAGATCTCTCAATGTGCTGCCATCCTCGGCACCAGAATCTTGATCAAGTATTTCTTTGAATTCCTGGCGATCAACTAGTGGTTGACATTTTGCTCTAATTAAAT